CCACTAGTATCAGTAGCTGTCGGGCTACTGGACGTTGTGGCATATGACACACTCATAAACGTTCCCATCTTCGCGAACGTCATGATAGTTCCAGCCGTGTTAACACTTACACCCTCTACCCCTCCACTCATTGTGCGTTGGGTGCCCCACGGTACGGACGCACTCACCCCTAAGGTACCATATATGGTCAACCCTGAGGTTAGGGTGCTAATCTGAGGGCCCATCAACTCAACGTCGTATTGGACCCACAAATCACCCAGTACAGTCACGGCAGGTACACCTGTAACAGCACAATAGTAGTTCCCACAGTCATAGGTGGACACATCGACATCGTTGGGTACGTTGCCGTATGGCCTAATGAACTTATGGAAGGGCCCAGCAAGCTTTGGTATAAACTTACAAGAATGAAAAGACCAGGGCGCCATTTTAGAAGCTCCTACAGCATTGAGTAAAACGCCCTTGTCACCAGGGGCGGAATCAGATGGGTCGTAATCAATGAGACTCATTACGACACCATTGGTAGAAGTACTACACTCAGGGCTATAGCCAAACTCCAAACGGTGGAATCTGTATTTTTCAAACCTGTTTGCTAGAGATGACAACCAAGGGAATGTGACGGATGACCCAGGGTTTAGTGGTAAGGTTTTCAAAACTTCGTATATAGTCGCAGAAACAGAGGTCAACTCTCCGAGATATTCTCGGTGAACCACTCTTACTGAACCACTTCCGTTGCTTGAATACTGCACTTGTGGTGGGTTTGTCACGGTCATCTCTGAGACGGCTACTGGCGCAGACCGTCTCTGAGGTTTGCTGGGTTTGGGGGCAGATCTCTGTTTCTGCTGCATTTTCTGCTTTTGTTGTTTTGGGGGCATCTTGTAGCTTTTGAATCTTAATATTTGCTCGCTTTTATGGCCTCTATCGGTTTCTCGGGATTGTTGTCGTGAGTTGTTGTTTGTCATTTCATTCGGGGGCCCCAAGGTGGGTAAACCACTAGGAGAGCCCCCGGATGTCGACAGCGAACTTCCCTCTGCAACTGCACAGTAATCAGTACCGTTTGTATTATTGACATAAGACGAGGGCTGTGTAGCCCTACTAGTTTCTGTCTCACCGGCTAACCGCCAGTCGGTAGTATTTTCCGCAAAACCAGGCAAATTACCTGTTAATGGGTTGATAATACCAACGGGTTGATAGACGGGACCAATTTCGGGTTGGTACCCAGGTACAGTACCCCAAGGTGTGTCACCGCGCATCCTTTTAGAGAAAATTTTGGTGGGCTCGATTTGCTTGCCTTGCTGTCTAAATCGAGTCTCTCCGAATCCTGTGGCCTTCACGATAAAAGCGTATGCAATTGCTCTTGGTGTGCCCAGTTTCACTAGCGTATCTATAAACTCCTTGTTAGCCGCTCTTATATCTCCTTTCTTCGCAAATACCGTGTCGTGTGATCGGCAGGCTTTATCTAGTGCATCTACTGGTATACTAGCTCCGTCGGCTACTGACGATTGGAATTTTCCATCCGACCAGTAAACTCCGCAGTAGTTACCGTACATTAGTAGGTTGTATATCGTGTATGTATAACTTCAGTGTATTTTCCTTCGCCCCCAGGGTCACTGGGGGCCTCTACACGTATTACACAACCGACCTTAAAATTGTTCTCACTAAATTTACGCTCCAAATACCTCTGTTCAACAACGCTGACTCCCCAAGCCTGCTCAAATGATACTCTAGCTACGGGCTGGATGGCTCTGACCTTGCTATGATGCTTCTGTATTCCCGAGTACCGATAACTCAGTGCCGGTACTAGCTCCGCAAAACGCTCGTCAGAAACCGCATACCCATTGCGTATCATCCAAAGAGCCGCTTCCTGCAATACTGGTACGCCACTGTTTAAATGCAATTCGCATAAACCAGTTGACCACAATATTTCAAGAAACCGCTTTTCGGTCATGTTGTGTTCCGAGGTGGACATAACGTTAGTAAGAACCCTCTCAGGATTCCTAACATACATATAATTCTTGCTGTCCAATTGCACTATCTTACACTGGCAAAACTCCATCTCAAATGGATGGTAAGCAGTAGGCTCCAAAACCATATCAAAACCCCACTTTTTGCAGTGGAGCGGGAACAACGATCTGAACAACTCTTCACATTCCGCACTAACAACCAC